CCCTTATCGTCATAGCAGCCTATGTTGATGAACTTGAAACCAGGCTGACGGCTTTGAGGGCAGGCTATCTTGATGAACTCGGTCCTACTAATTTACCGAGTGATGTGGACGACTTAATAAGTGATGCGGCTATATTAGAGCATAAATGGGAGTCAAGGACACGGGTTTACCCGCAAGATACTCAAGTTGCGATACAACTCACTACTGATATAGCGGCAGATACATTCGGGGTCTGGGCAGAGGTCATACCCATAAATATAATTGACTTTACCTACAGAGTGCTAGGTGTAGAGATAGAGGAAACTAACAGGGCCGGCACCTTTACTATTCAGTTTGGATTTAGCACAGTAGATGGAAGTGACCCGACTACTGCTCAGATTGCAGGTGAAAGGCGAATTAAGCTGGTAGGTACTCCCTTGAAATTAGAACAAGCCAGTAGAGACTTATACGGAGGCCATATACATGAAAATGCTAAGTTATGGGGCAGAGTAAAGTCGAGCACAGGGACAGTTGACATACTAGATATTAGCGTGATTGTAACCAGATGTCTTCAAACATCGCATCCCGTAGCAGCATTAACTACTTGGCCGTGGGCAACATAAGGAGATAAATTATGGCTGATACATTTACATACTTAATAGCAAACAACACAGGAAAGTTGAGATTGGCAATAGCTGATATTGACCTGACTACCACTACAGGGGTGAGGTCAACCTGGACAGTCCTTTTCACTGATGAGGAATTGGCTATCTTCTTATCAGATGCGAGTAGCGATATCAATATGGCTGCTTCTTATGCCTTGAATTCGGTAGCTGCATCAAGGTCGATGTTAGCCAAGGTCAAGAGGTTGGGAGACTTCTCGGAAGATTTATCGAAGCTCGCTGATTCAATAAGAGCACAGGCTAAGGCTTACGCTGAAATGGCCGTGAATGTACCGTATGGTGCTGCCGCTGAGATAGCCAGTACGGACTTTGCTTGGCGAGAGATAATCTACAATAGAGAATTAAGGAGTGGGTAATGCCTAGTCTGGTAACCGGGGATAATAGTAATATGGTAGATGATAAGACTTTCGAGTCTTTATTGATAGAGACGTTTACACCACAGACGCCTACCAGAACAACCGATGATCAAGGTGGTGTGACTATAGCTTGGACGGACGGCACTGACTTTGAAGGCCGTCTGAGCAAGCTCACGATACAAGAGATTTTAATTCAAGACAAAGAGACGGCAGTTGCTACTCATAAGGTATATTGCTTGACCACGGTCGATATCGACCCTGAGGATCAAATCGTACTAGGCTCCCGGACTTTTATTGTGGTTGGTGTCCAGAGGCCATCGAACTTGACCACGGATGGCCATTTAGAGATAATGGTTAGAGAGTTGGATTATGAGCTATAAGTGGTATGGGGATAAGGCTAAAAAGAGCATCTTCAGCCTTGTGGAGAAAGGATTGAAGGATATGGCTATTGACGTAGTTAAACAGGCAAAGGATAATGCCAATCAGTCACCGCCTGGGCATCCTCAGGTACAGACTGGTACACTGCGTCGGTCTATCACCTTTGATATAGTTAAGGACGAAGGCAAGGTCATAGCCAAGGTAGGGATTATGAGAGGTGTATCTGAGGGAGATAAAGCTCTTGAATATGCTCCTGGACTGGAGTTTGGGACGGACAGGCATCCCCCATATCCGTTTCTCTATCCGGCAGCCAGAGCAATAACGAGAAAGGCAAAGGAATACTTTTAATGAAGAACGCTATAGCCAAGGCAATCTACAATATACTGAAGGCTGATGGTACGCTAGTCACAGCTTTGGGTGGTACGGCTGGTAATGGCTATAAGATTTACCACGTCATAGCTCGTCAGAATGTTACTGTGCCTTACGTTACGTTCGGATTATTGACTGGCGACCCGATTGGAACTTTCACAAGTCCTCGAGCAGTAGACGATACGATGTGGTGGTTCAACGTTTTCAGTAAGATAGGTTCAAAGAACGCTGGTGAAATAGTCGGCTATTTATCAGACGTACTAGATGGTGCATCCTTAACGGTTGCAGGGTATACGGCTTTGAAATGCGTCTACAACTTTATGGGAAGCGATATTTACGATCTGGATACGGGTATCTACCAGATACCGTTAAGGTATTGGATTCAGGTAGACAAAACATAAGGAGGTGCTAAAATGGCACACAGAGCAGGATACGCAGGTTCGGTACAAGCCCCAGGCGTAATAGCTGGTATCAAGTCGTGGAGCCTAGAGTACACGGTGGCAGCACTTGATACTACAGACTTCGCTGATTCCGGTGTGAGTAGCTTCATCCCGGGTATTACCGAATGGCATGGTTCATTTGAGGGCTACAAGGAAGGTGTACCGATAGCAGGTCTCCACACGGAAGTTGCTCTCGTACTGGATGAGACACAAACAGCTAGCGAAGAATGGCTAGGACAGGCCATTCTTACTGCCATTCGTCCTAGTGTTGATCACGATGGAATCGTAAGTTACGCCTACGATTTCCAAGGCACGGGTGCGCTAACGGTAGCAGCGGCATAATATAAAGGAGGTGTCATTATGGCACATTTAAGTGGTAAGAACGGTGGTGTCTATACCTCTTCACTCTTAATTGATGATTGTGAGGATGCTTGGACAAACGATAATATTACAAGTTGTGGAACAGATACCGATAGCAAGGTCGGAACATATAGTGTTAAGAATGTAATACCGGGTGCTCTCGGTGCTAATATTCTGCTATCGCACGAAGGAAGCTTGGGGCCGCTTAACTTATCAACCTATGATGCTGTGTTTCTATGGATCAAGAGTAGTATTACGGCAGCACTAAACGACAATCAGATACTCTTAGATGATACCGACGCCTGTACTAGCGGCATAGAAAACTTGCAGTTACCGGCTTTAACTCTAGGTGTTTGGACGCAGGTATTTTTACCCTTGGCTACACCTGCTTCCGATACCGCTATTGTTGCGGTAGGGCTTCAGCAGATTGCTGCCTTGGGAGCTAGAAATATATTCTTGGACGAGATTCGAGCACTCAAGGAAATTGATGGTATCAAGAGTTGGTCATTGGAATACACCACGGCAACACTTGATACTACGGACTTCGCTGTTTCTGGTGTCTCTTCTTTTCTGCCCGGTATATCGGAATGGCACGGAAGCTTCGAGGGATACAAAGAGGGTGTTCCGCTAGGTATAGGAGCAGAGATTTACCTGGTGCTTGGTGAAACGAGCACAGGCTCTCAGTGCTGGATTGGCAAGGCGATTATCTCTAATGTAAGGCCGACGACAGATCACGATGGACTCGTCAGCTACAGTTACGACTTTCAAGGCACTGGAGCATTAGAAGAACCATCCACATAAGGAGACCGAAGTGGAAGGTAGATTAGGTGCTATCTACATCGGTAGTAAACAAGTTGGTGGCTTCCTCGATTGGCATGTGAAGCTTAACCTGAACGAAGGAGTTGACGGAGACGATAAGACTGCCAAGCTCCAGTCGTGGAAGGTCATATCATGGGCTCATTGGCTAAGTCAACCGCTAGAGCCCGATACTCAGGTAAGGCTAAAATTGTGCTCCGATGCTGGTTATGCCTACTGGGAATGTACTGGTAAGGTTGCCAGCAGAGCGACGAAAACGATTGGGATGCTAGTCCACCTACGTTTGAATTTTATTGGCTCCGGGGAGCTCGAGGCAAAAGAGGTGGCACATGAAGGGTAGTATCTACGGTGTTGCCTATCTGTTGAGAAAGACCGGTATGACTTTAACGGAGATTCGTTCCCTGCTGCCGGCTCAACTCAAAGAGTTATTAGAGGAAGTGATATATCAGGAAGCGGTTGTTGATTATCAAACGGCAAGCTATGTAGCTAACTTGCTGGCAGCTATCGCAAATACCATACCTCGTAAGGGTGGTACAGCCTATACGTCCTCTAGCTTCTTGAAGTTGCAAAGACCACGCAGGTCCGGAGATGATGTTCCAGACCCGAAAGCAGAACTGGAAGCATTGGCTACTAAGTTTAGTATCAATCTCCCAGCACGGGAGATTGTAGAATATTAAAGGAGGATAAAGTGAAAAAAGACATACTCGCAACACCAAAGGGAAAGGTAATTACTGGGACAGATGGCAAGAAATATACTCTAGCACCTCTTTGCCTGAATACCTTTGCTAACATCGAGGAGGAATTTGATTGCGAAATGGTTGAATTTCAAGAGAAACTAAAAAAGAGGTCATACTCGCAGATACGGAGACTTATTTGGGTGCTACTCCACGAAGGATATCCTGACCTATCGCTTTCTGATGTGGGTAAGTTAATCCCTCTTAATGTTGACTTGCTAACTGCGATAATGAATGAGATAGCCGTTGCCTTTGACGAATTGAACCAATAGGGAG